ATATGCTGTATTCCAGTATAACCCGTTGGCTCCTAAATCGTAGAGTAAAGTTGTGTTAGGAATTAAATTGCTATTAATTCTAGCAATTACATTTAGCAAATTAGTACTATCTGCACCAATTGTAGTAGTACCACTAATAGTAGTAGTGCCATTTATAGTTAAATTACCGCTTGATGTAAAATCAGTTGTGGTAATTCCGGTGGCACTTACATTAGTAACATACAAGTTTTTCCAAGCATTTGAGCTAGAACCTAAGTTGTAATAGTTATTTGTGCTAGGTATAATATCGCTGTTTACTTCGGCATCAAATGTAACGGTGTCGCTAGTTTGATTACCCAGCTGAATATTACCGTCGGCTGTGATTACGCCAGTTGCGTGTAAGTTTCCGTTGATTAATACGTTTCGATTTGCAGATACAGTACCAACAACTAGTTGGCCAGTGCCGCTTGGATTTATGTTTATATCTGTATTTGTACCAGTGGAACTTATGTTATTTGTTCCAATAGTCAACTGTCCAACACTGATTAACCCTTGATAAACTACAGCGTTTGATCCGCTTGGGGTTAGATTAATTGTTGAATTATCACTGGCAATAGTGTTGCCGCTGACAGTAAACATACTGCCAGGTTGGCCAATTTGTGTTTGATTTGTTACATATAGATTGGTAGTACGGGTGGTTCCAGTTACATGGAGGTCGCTAGCGGGTGTGGCATTATTAATACCTACGCGGCTGTTTGTAACATCCAAGTAAAGAAGGCTCGTCTCGAAGGCCAAGTCTACGCCATTGCGTAGGAGGTTGTCCTTTAAGAGCGGACCCGAAATTCGACCAACAGCCATTTACGCTCCCGTATACCCCGTGTTTCACGGTTAACCACTTTTTCAGCTGGACGCTCTTAGCGGGTTTACCACTGTTGAATATCGTAAAACCTTGGTCAGATTTTACAGTAATAGTATTTATCGGTTTTGGTTATAACCCCAGGATAAGGGCCCAAGTATAGGAGACGTCACTCACTTCTTCTTTGGTAAGTTTGGCTGAAGCTCCGTTCCATTGTACCCACTGTGTGCCATTCCAAAGCTCTGGAACTTGTGAGCTTGAGTTATATCTAGTTGTACCTAATTCAGGAGTTGCTGGTCTATTATTGATACTTCCAATAGGTAGTATAAATCCGTTCGAACCTGTAAATCTTACATGTCCGTAATCTGTACTATAAAATGTTAGAGGATTGTTTATAACGTTTATTGTGTTACCATTAACTTTTATATTTGTATTGACAAAATTAACTTGACTGGTTGGATTTAAGAATAAATCTGTAGATAAATTTGTATTATCGATATTATTTGAGTTAATTTGTATAGTGTCAGCTAGCAAAGTATTATTAAACAGTTTAGTTGAATCTATAGTAGTCGTTAGTATATTATTTGCTGTGAAATTTAGGGTTTCAGCCGAGCTATTAGCAACGGCAGATGTTAGATGATTCTGGCTTACTAGTCCTATGAAATTTACGTAACCAGTTTCACTAAAACCTTCGTAGTTATTCCAAATATCATTATAACGAATTTCTCCGTTAGATATCATAGATCTTACTTGATCGTCCCCTATAGGTAAAACTAAACTTGTATAAGAGTTTGTATAAACATTACCTGTTCCGGTAGGAGTTAAGTAAATACTTTTTTGTGAAATACTAGTATTAAAGAACTCGGTTGTAAGTATAATTCCATCTTGAGTTACAATTAACTGAGCATCTTGGGTTATCAATTGTTCAGAAGTACTGGTCCATGTATTTCTAATATTGTTATTAGTAATAGTTAATTTTTCAATATTAGTAGACCCAGTGCCAGCTGCTAAAAATGATATATCACTATTCGATGCTATACTTTGTATGGTATTTCCGCTGATTTGGAAATTACCTATATTGATATAAGATCCAGTTGTTGGAAATATAAAATTATTAGAAACTAGAGTACCAGTTATATTAGTATTACCGTACTGAGAATAATCTCCAGTTTGTGCTATTGTACCAGTGTTTACTAGGCTTTGTAAATTAGTAGTTCCAGTTACTGATAAATTTTGTACAAGATTAATATCTTTTCCAACTTGTGCGCTACTGGGTATAGCAATCTTACCAGTACCAGTTGTTAACAAAGTTATATCAGCGTTAGCTGATGTGTTTGTTATTGTACTTCCACGGAAATCAAAATTACCTACATCTAAGTAAGTATTTGCACCAGAAATTGTAATATTGCCAGATGCTGTAAGTAAACCACTGATAGTAGTACTACCAGTCTGGTTAAAATTACCAGTCTGTGTAATTGCTTTAGAGGTTGTATTGCCTAGTGTTGTATTAACATTTACTAGCAAATTTCCGTTAATAATTGCATTCTGATCAAGCTGTAAGCTAGACTGATAAACTCTTACCAACCCAGATCCATTTGCAACTAATACTAGGTTACTATCAGTATTAGTAGTTGCTATAGAGTTATTGGTAATTACAGTATTACCTCTAACTATTATTTTGTTTACAAATAAATTATTCCAATATAAACTACTTGATCCTAAATTATAAACTCCGTTAGCACTAGGAATTAAACTACTATCAAAAGTAGATCGAATTCTTACTGTATCAGAACTAGACGAACCTACTGTAAAATTATTATTGTATGTGTTAGTGCCCGTAGCTGTAAAAGTACTAGTCACATCTAAAGTAGATGTTAGTATAGTACTAACTGTGATCTTTCCATAGTATGTTTTCCATACCAATGTCGATGATCCTAAACTATCTGTATTTGTTATACTAGGTAGTATATCACTATTGACTTCTGCTTTAAAATTAATAGTATCAGTTGGCGCATTACCAAAAGTTATGTTACCATCAAATGTTACATTGCCAGTGGCATGTAGATCACCATTTACTAATGTGTTAGAATTGACTACTATCTGTCCAGTAGGAGTTAAATTTAAATCTCCGCTAGCGGTATAATTGGTAATGCTGTTACCGCTAAAATAAACATCTGTAGCTTTTAAATTTGGAACTACAATCGTAGGGTTAGAAGACTGATTAGGACTAATAACTATTGGTCCAGTTACGTTTTGTACGTTATTGGTTGTAAACTCGAGGTTAGCTAAAAAAGCGTTGTTGTCTACAATTAACCAGTCAGTACTAGTTAAACCAGTGCTTGTACCGCTTGTATTAGTAAAAGTTGAGACATCTAAGTCGTACGCAGGGCCGCTATTGTTAATGCCAACATAATTGTTTGTGACATTAAAATATAATAAAGTATTTTCAAAGGCAAGATCAACGCCGTTACGTTTGAGATTTTCTGCTAGTAACGGGCCGCTTATTCTACCAAGTTCTCGCCCCATGGTCAGCTCCTAGCTTAACTGTCAAAGCCGTGCAATATTACTATTGGTGTGCTTAGTCCCGGTGTAGCAGATGTAAATTTGATATAGTACTTAGAGGCATTTGCACCTTGATTAAACGGTGCTACACCAATTGTTGTTCCTGTTTGAATCAGATAGTTTGTTGACCAAGTTTGATACACGTTACCAACAATAACCACTAAGTTATCACCGGTCCATGTAGCATTATCTTGTACACTACCGCCAGTATACATTGGAGGTTGAGGGTTCAATGGACCATATACTGTACTGGACCCATCTCCTGTATAAGTTTCTCTTGTAACAACAACAGGTTCTTTGAAACGTAAACTACGCCATGTTCCTGCTTGATAAATTTCAACTTGACCGCCATTTAAATCTGTACAATAACGAATCATTCCGTTTAATGGTGAGCTTGGACGTTGTGCAACGGTTCCTGTTGGTAATATTAAATTATTTGTCACACCCATAACAATATTAGCTGTTGATCCAAACACAGCATTAGAACTACTAGACGTTATAGCCGCGTTGGTAGGATCTACAAAAAATTGTGGATCGTTAGCAATTCTGCGATTAATTGTTTGTCTTTTTAAGTATCTCATTATACCGCCAATGTACTTACAACTATGCTTACACCTGTGCCTGAATATGCTACACTGGCGATTGCATCTAGTTGATCTCCGTTGCCTAATACTAATTTTTCTTGATCAAAACTTACAGTTTCTCCAGGAGGAATCGGTAGTGCTGAAACTATAGTTGTTTCTGGATTTCCGTATGGATTCTTTCCGCTTGGAACAGCATAAAGTGTCAAATTGATAGTTGTAGAACTATGATTGTTACAAGCTATAATACTAGTAATAGCGTTATTACCAGAACTAGAATACACTACGGTTCCGTTAGGACTTCCACTTGTAACTGCGGTTGCTGTAATTTGAGTTGCGCTTAATGCCATGTTCTATTCCTTATAGTAAAATACTTAGAAGTACTGCTCGGTTCTTACTGATTAATTCGTCTGTTGTCAGTGTATTTTTAAAATACAAACCTGTCTTTCCTGGTGTACCAACACCAGTTCCAGGGTCTCCTGAATATATTAAACTTGCTCCAGAAACACTGCTTGCTGGAACTGAATGATTGTCTAATTGTATTACACCGTTTACTTCAACTGTAGTATTATTTGATGTTAAAATTAAATTATCATTAGTAGATACTACATGTTTAGGATTGCCTGAACCAATAGTTGTAATAGTATTTGGAGTTGTATTTCCAGCTACTTGTACGTTATAAGTTAATAATTGTCCACCTAGATATAATCCGCTAGATGTCATGGTAGACGAAGTTCCACCTACAGTAAATGTTAATAAATTAGTTGTTGCATTTATTAAACTAGTTGTTCCACTTGTAGTATCTTGTATGCTATGTACAATAGCTTGTCCTTGTCCGCTGCCCGGTGAATATGTACTAGCCACATAAAGTTGCAAGTATTGAACGTTTGGAATTGTATCGTAATCTGTGTTTTGAATTCTACTGGCATAACTGGCGCCTGCACTAACATCGTAGTGTGTTACACGTAATACACCATCGCCGCCGCCTAAATCAACTTGTAAATCTCCGCCATTTGATGGCTGAATTTTGCTTACTTTAATACCTTCTGCTACGGCAGATGATGTGCCGTCTGTAACATTATAAGCAACCCATGCACCATTTGATGTTGCAGCTGATTTGTTATCATACCAGTTAACATTATGATCGTCCCAAACCCAACGTGCATTGTTGTTTAAAGTGCCACGGTCAACTTCAATACCAGATTGATATGCAGGTGATAATAAACTATTAACACCTGCACTGGTTTCGCCTTTGTTTAGAGTAATAATACTATCTTTGATAGTTGTGTTTTGACTTTCTACAGTGGTTGTAGAACCTTTAACGTCAAGATTACCAGTAATAACAACTCGGCCTTGCAACGCTCCTGTATCTAAAAAGATAGTAGGAGTTGTATCGCTAGGTGAAACAGCTTGTACTTGTATTCTGTAATCACCGTTACTGACTTTAAGTATTCTTGACATCTTAGTCCTTAACTATTAAGCGTTTTCAATCTTCACGTAACCTGCACTAGCGTTTGCTTGTCCTGGGAAGAATTTCCAAGGAACTGCTGTGCCTGCAGCAAATATTGAACCAGCAGACTTGTTTAAACGAGCACAAGCAACTGGATAAACTACTGCCTTGCGAGCTGTTAATTTCTTAACAAGATATGAATTGCCGCTTGCATCAAATGCCCAGATATTCATTTCTGCGCCTTCATTACCAGTAAATGTTCCGCTTACTAAACCAGTTTCTTTTAGTTTACCAGTGTGTGCGCCTGTGCGTGTATACTCGCCATTTTTGTTTATACGATAACGATCTGTTGACACTTGACGAACGATATCAACTTCTGCTGGCGCACCGCTTAACCAAGCATAAGCAATAATAGCTGGCTCACGATCACCAACGCTACCTGCAGCCTGTGTTGGATCTGGTTGTGTTAGTACAATACTGATTGTTGGAGGAGTACCTGTAGCACCGTTTGCTAATGTAATAGTAAACACTTGTTCTTCTGTATAACCAGAACCCACATTGTTAATATTGGCTGTGGCTAATTTTGTATGAATATCAACAGTAAAAGAAGTAGCAGCCCCTGTACCAGTTAATTGAGTAATACTAACTGTTGTTGTATCAAGTGGAATGTTACCAGTGCTACCGGCATTAGTAACTGTAAACAAAGCATTTGCTCCGCTTAGGTCGCCAACAGTGATTATTGATCCTGGGAATATTGAGCTTGTATAAGTATCGCCAGTTACCAATCCTGTTTTTCCAGCATTAGTTGTTACTGTGTCAATACAATAAGTCACTGACCAAGTTGCTTGGATACCATCAGCAATTTGTGGAGCTGGTACTGCCAAACCTAGTACAGGCACATTTGGACTTACGTTGTTTGATAACCATGAACCACGGTTTGTAATGTTGAAACTGGAGATGCTCTTACCACCAATTTCTGCGCTGGTATTAGACAAAGTAGCACCTGATGCGAATGTTCCATCAGATCCGACGTTACGATTACCAAAATATTTCTTATTTAGAGGACGTCCCATTTTATTTTCTCCTTATGAAAACACGGCGTTCTAGGCCGTACGCGGTTGGATTTCCGCATAAAATCCACCCTATGTGGATCGTACTATGTATTTATGCGTAGGTGATTCTTAAAGCTACTTGGTCAACATAAGCTAAGTCTCTATGAGGAATTATCGGATTACTTTGAAAACTAATAACAATTCCAAACGTTGAACTAGATATTTCTGTGCTAGTCCAAGTATCGCCCCATAAATCTGTACTACTACCGTATACATTGAAATCACCGACTGGGTGTAGCGGAGTAGTAAAATCTCCAGTATTCATATCTGTTTGAACAGAATTAATTTCGCTTGCGCGATTTTCCCCTGCAAGTGTCAAACCGTCTTTAGTTAATTGAATTATTAAGTCTTGTATACGTCCGGCACGTTGTATGTTTAATTGAAATTCTATGCCTAATATTGCAGAATTAACATTGGGAATATTAAAACCAGTACACCATAATGCATTAGTTTTACTACGAAATTTTTCCATCCATAATCCGCTAATACAATATAAAGGTTGTTGCGATACAGCATAGCTATCTTTACTAATAACTAGTTCGCTGTGTGTCCAAGGAATACTAGGACGTCCAGTAGCTTCTTCAACAGAACTTATTTGTTGTATACTAGTCGGAGAATAAAATATAGTTGTAGGCATCATATATTTACCCAAACAAAAAGGACCCGAAGGTCCTTTTTATTTTTACTAATAAACTGTTTAGGTTTGAATTAGCTGAACTTGACGTTACCGTTAGTAATAGCAACTAGACCTAGATAGTCAGCTGCGTTACCTAGAGAAGAAGCTGTATTTGACAACTCAACATAACCATAACGTGTCATGAATGATACGACTGGTTCAAATGTTGATGGATCCAATACAACACCACTGCTCATCAATGGAATATATGGGCAATAGAAAGCAGGAGCATCGCTCTCGCTTGAGCCTTTGTATCCAATTAGAACTGGAGCATTGTCATATGAATAGCTGTTAACATAAATCTTCATAGCACCGTTCAATGTACCAACGAATTTTGTATTTGTTGGAGCTTCGAATGTACCTTCTGTTGTACGTGCAAATGCTGAAGTTGTAGCAGACTGAAGGATAGTCAATGTGAATGGACTAACAACAGCGTAGTTACCAGCACCACGACGTGTACGTTGAGCGATCAAGTTGCTTACGCGATTGATCTGAACAGCTAAAGCGGCATGCTCATCACCAACGAATGTAGCTGTACCGCTAACGGCAGCTTGGTCATAAGTTTGTGTAGCTGTACCAGCTAATGAAGTCAACGAAGCGATAATTTCTTGGTCGATTTCAGCTGTGATTTCTTGAGCTAAAGCAGCCATAACTTCAGCTTCAACGTCGATACCTTGTTGAGCTTGAGCGTCTTGAGCAGCTTCAAATGTCCAGCGAGCAGACAATTTACGTGTCTTAGCTTCAACTGTTTGTTTCAAGATTTGAATGCTCATTCTGTTACCAGCTTGACCTTCTAAAGAAGCTGTAGTAGCTGCTTTAGCAACTGCGTCTTGTTGGTTACCAGAGTAAGCAGCCGCAATCTTGAATGGGCTTAGTGCCTCTTCACCAGCTAGTACATTAGCACCGCTTGATGAGTCTGCATAACGCACACGCAATGTGTGAATTTGGCCGACTGGGCCAGTCATTGGTTGTACACCAACCAACTCGTTAGCGATAACGGTTGGCATAACACGACGGATTACTGGAAGAATCACGCGGTTTAAAGTTGCAACGTTGCCAGCAGAAGTAGCACCAGCAGTTGGAGATTCCATCAAATACTTGCGAGTATTCTCAAGGGTCACACCCATTACTGATTTTTTAGTGCCTTGTAAGCCTTCTAATAGGGCTTCTTTTGTTTCTGCCCAACGTCCATTAAGTAGTTCTGACATTTAAATTCTCCTTAAATTTTTAGTCCTGCGAGCTTTCTGATATCGATAATATTCGAATCCATCTCGCTGCTACGTGGGTTGTTGGAAATTTTATTTCCGGTTATTTCTTTAGCCTCTACTAGTGCCTGTTTCTTCTGCGGAGCTTTGCCAGCTATTACGGCTGGAAGATACTTGTCAAAACTTTCGTTCAACTTAGTAGTCTTTACGCTCTCCATTAATTCGCTCATGATTTCACGTTGTTCACTGTTAAGTGGACTTAGTAATTGACTCATGATTTCTTTTCTTTCTTGACTCTCTTTAAGAGTACGGATTTCAGATTCTTTACTTTCTAGGATTTGTTCAGCTTTGACAACAGCTTGCGCTGCTTCCTTCATTGCCAAATCTTTCAAGTCTATGACCTTGAGTAATTTTGCTGTTTCCGATTTTTCATTTAGGTAGCTGGTCGAGTATTCAGCAGCAAAAGCTTCGAATAACTTACGACCAAAATCTGCACGACGAGCTGCTTCGATGTCTTCTTTCAGTGCATGGATTTCAGAATTTAAATTCTGAGTCACAACTGATTCAACCATCTTAGCAGCACGAGTTACAAACTCTTGTTTTACCTTCTTGATTTCATTGCGACCTTCACGAACTAGGCGTACCTTAGTTTCTGCTAGGTCTTGTTTGTCCTTGAAGAACTCTGTAATTTCTTGAGCTAGAGCCTCAACTACGAATTGTTCCAACTTTCCGAACTTGCTTGCCATTACAACTTGATCTTCGTGTAATTCACGGACTTCAGTAGCTAACTGACGTGTAACAAATTCCTTCATTACTTCAGCTGTCTTCTTCTTTTCCTTGGCTAGCTTAACTTTCATTTCAGCTAACTGACGACGGTCATCGGCAAACTCAACAATTTCAGAAGAAAGTTGCTCGCTGATCATGCGATCAACAGCTTCAATCATTGTGTTTTTGTCGTGTTCGTATTTTTGTGCGAATTCTTCGCGTAGTTGTTCAGCAACTTGTTCACGGGCTTCATTTATTTTTGAATCCCAAGCTGCTTGAATTGACTCTTGGATCTCTTCAGAAATCACATTGCTTTCAAATAACGATTTTAGCGCATCCAACATGTGATTCTCCTTGTTATTGGAGTTTGCTTATTATATTCAATAAGCTCTCTTTGAGATATTTCTGTGCTTTAGGATCGCCCTTCACCTCTTGCGCTATACGCAAGGCATTGAATCCACCGCGATTATTCATCAAGTGTTCATAAATTGGTGTAGGATACGCTCCAGGAGCACTAGGTTGAGCTACCATATCTACTGTGATAATCTCAAAATCCGATACTTCACCGGAACCGTTATCACTAACGTTCCCGGATCCGCGACTTGAAACACCTAACTTGACTCCGCTTTCCAGCATTGTCTTGATTAGTTGTCCCATTGGTGTTGGAAGTATTTTCAACTTCCCGTAACCGTTAGGACCGTCCATCCACATATTAACTATCATGTGACTCACACGGTCCAGGTTAATTTTTAGATCATCTGGATGATCCACTTCTCCGAGAACTGAATAACCGTTCTGAATCTGATCGTTAAGGGTCTTAACAGCCTTGCCAATCTCATTAACAGGGTAAACACGCTGGTTAGCGTTACGTATACCGCCCTGGATGCAAATCCCAGACATGTATAAGTTTTTCCCATCTTTGTCATCAGATTCAACGATCATTTTTGCTTCGTTGAAACTGAGATTCTCTCGGAGGTATAACATATTTTTCAATGTCTTTATCTATTAACGAATCTTTCCGCCGATAAGACTTTTCTTATCAACGTTACTTTCGCCTTTGCCTTTCTTCTCAGCACCATGACCTGGTTCTGTTTTCTTAAAAGCAGTTTTACCAGCATTGGCTTTTGGGCTGTTCATAACATCACCAATCAATGGTTTTGTTGTTGGAGCTGCCAAGCCACCTTGTGTGCCGCCTTTTTCTGTTGAAAAACTTTGTGCAATGTTCTTTGCAGAACCGCCCATGTCGTTTCTCATGTTGTCAATAGTTGACTTGGTGTTTTGACCGTTGTCACCATGGCTAACAGATACTTTCTTGTAGTATTCCATCATTGGCATACCTTCGTCTTCCATGCCGCCTTCAATGTCATGCATTGGCATGCCAGCACCGTGGATTCCTGGCTCGTTTTCTTCTTCGTGTTCTTCGCCTTTTAGCAACATTTCAAATTCTGCTTTTAGGTCTTCCAATGCATCTTCTAGATCCATTACGCGATCTTCCATGTCTTCGCCGCCTTCTTCATCGCCGCCGAATTCATCTGCATCATCTTCTTCACTGTCATCTTCACCGCCGAATTCATCTTCTTCGCTGTCGTCAGACTCTTCTTCGGCACCTTCTTCTTCGGCACCTTCTTCTTCCATGTCTTCTTCCATGCCTTCTTCTTCGGCACCTTCTTCTTCCATACTTTCAGCTTGATGGTGGCCGCCAGCGGCACGATTAGCTTCTTCTGGGCTGAAATCTTCAGCTAATAATTCTTCGTAAATTTCACGTGATTTTCCAACAACGATGTTGTGAAAAATTTCTTTAGCTGCATCGTGGTCTTCGTTAATTAAGGCCTCAAGCATTGCTTCAAATTGAGCGCGATCAGTCATGTTTGTTCTCCTGTGATTGTATATAGTATTACAAGGCTGTGTATTATTTACACTAATATTACGAAACTAGTGTAATATAGGCCAAAAACGGCCTGTTTTGGCCGTTTTTTATTTATCCGGCTGGTGCTGCTGGCGGTGTGGCATACATTGAATGTATAAAGTCCAGTTCGCTTTCCTGTTCAAGTATATGAGCTTCAGTGCTTTTCCTCAGCTCACTAATTTGTCTCAGTGTGAGTCTAGTTTTACGTGTATCGCTTCTGTGCAATTGGCTGTTGTCTCGACGAGGCTCATATCGCAAATCATTGGCAATATGTCGAGTATCGGCATCAATATAAAACAATTCTCTAAGTATCATATGGTATTTATGCGGCAGGTGCTGGAGCGCCGCCTGGTGTTGCTGGAGTTGCTGTAGGTGAACCGCCAGCTTCACCTTCGTCTGGAGTCATATCTTCTGGTGCTGTCATGTCGCCTGCACTGTCTAGATCGCCACCAATACCGGCAGCACTTAATCCTGCACTACGCAATTCGCCTGCGGCATCAGTAGTTGTAGGTTCACCTTTGCCATTTTCTTCTGCCCATGCACGTTCGTTTTCTGCTACTTCTTCGTCTGTTAGACCTAAGAAACGTTTGAGAGCAAAACGTTTTGACACAAAAGGAATAGCTTGAATTGTATTAAATGTATTAATACGTTCAGCATCAATACTAGCTTGCTTGCTGCTGGCAAAGTTTAATGGCGGATTAAAGTTTAATTCAAACAAGTTAGGGTCAATGTTGACGCCTTTACTGTTCAAATATAGCTTGAATTCTTCGTCAAATACGCTGGTCAACAGTGCTTGCAACCGTTCGCAATACTTGTTAAAACGCAGTTCTTGAATGTATGCAGTACCTACACGGCCGTCATTGAAATTGCTTTGACTGTCATCTTGACCTGTTGGCAAATAGCTACTTGGTATACGTAATCCGCGGAATAGCTTGTTAGTAAAGTACTTTAAATCATCAATTTCGCCAATATTCTTACCGCCTTCTAGCATTGTGACGTCTGATCCTTTGCCGTCTGCTGTCTTAGGGAAGAAATAATCTTCGTTAATGCTTAGAGGGTTGTATGCAGAGTCTATGACGTTCTGTCCGCCTCCTGTTTGTGACGGAATACGGCGTTGATGTATTTCGTTTTTAACACGTTCTACGAATGCCATGGCCAAATGGCTGGGCATATTGCCCACATCAATGTGGAATACTCTGCGCTCTGGAGCACGTTGTATACGATAAATTAGAATGGCATCTTCTAATAATTCTTTTTGTTTGTAAACTTTGTAGATGTTTTCTAACAAACTATTGCCAAACGGATAGTTGTTATCAAGACCTTCTGACAAACTCAAATGCACAATATGTTCTGAATTAATTGCGTTTTCAGTGTGCTGTAGACCAAAACGATTGGTTGAACTTGATCCTTTGCCTCCGCCACCTGCTCCTGCTTGATTACTGCTTCCAGTAAATCCGCCAACTGGTTGTGGGCCGCCATTGGTATTTCTAGGATTGATATTAGGAGTGATCATAGTTGCTACTAAATTTTCAAAATTAGGAGCAATATCTTTTAACACAAACTGTTCTGGCTTTTTGCCTTCGCTTTCGTTAACAATAACTTTGATCAATTGGCTAGGATCTACATAATTCCATTTTTGATTTTCCGGATCTCTAATAAAGAAACTGTCGCCGTACTTGAATGTATTACGTACTATACGGAATATGCGTGTGTCAAACTTTTGTAGGCTATTCCACTGTTGTAAGTATTCGCTAAGAATCTTAATCTCAGCGTTAGTAGCACGTTGACGCCATTTGACACTGAATGGACTTTTTGAATCTTTTAATTTTTGTGTGCAAAATTCTGCAAGAATATCCAAAGCTGCATTGACTTCAGGATCTGAATCCATTACTTCATATTGTTGATAACGCTCAATACGATTTGGACTACCACTGTAAACATCTGGTAGATAACTGCTGTAATTACTTCTTGCCGGGCCTGGTCTGTTGCCGTTATTAAGCCCGCTAATTGTGCTTAACTGACTGCTTTGAGCTACAGGGCTAAAATACTTTTTCCAACTCATAGATTATCCTTATCTTACGCCTGTAGCTTTTTGTGTGGCTTTAGCTGTTTTAGCATTAGCATCGGCTGATTTCTCACTGTGATTAATTAGTTGCACCATATGTTTATTTAACAGTACTAGCTGGTCATTGAGATCTTTTAAGGTTGCATCATGCGTTTTAGCACTGGCTTTTTTTTGGTCGCCTTCATTAAGTTCGGCTGGGTTACGTTTTTTTGCTTCTGCTTCTTTTTTACTATCTGCATCTGATTTTTTAGGTGTAGCTTCCGAAGTCTTTTTAGCTTCAGCGGCTTTAGCTTCGGCTATTTTTGCTTTTTGAGCGTCGGCTGCTTTTTGATCTACAATCTTAGGAGCAAACATACTTCCTAAAGCACCGGTACTAGCACTACGCTTGGCCAAATCTTCTTTTGAATATAGTGTTTCAATTGGTTTTATTTCTGGTCTGCCGTTATCTTTCTCATTTAATGGTGTACCTCCGCCTGAATAAATTTGCTTCATTGCTTCTTCTTTGCTGAGCGGGTTGACGGTTGGCATATCCAGCATACCACCTAATGACTTGGACATTGTAGATTTAGCTTCGTCTAATTTGCTCATGGCGTCTTTGCCAGCCACACTATTCGGATCAACTTCTTTTCCGTCAACAGTCAATTTGCCGCCGCTGGCCATCATTTGACTCATGTCGGGTAACATGCCTCCCATGGCTTCTTTCATCTTGGCTTGTGCTTCTTGTATCTTGCCCATGGCTTCTTTGCCTTCTGGACTATTAGGATCAACAGCTTTGCCGTTTATAGTTAATGTTTCTTTTACGTTTGCTGTAGCTTTGCTGACAGCTTCTTTTTGTATAGCTTCTTGTTCCTTTGCACTAATACCAGATATTTCGCTTGCTTGTTTATTAGCTTCAACAGATATTTCGCTTGCTTGTTTATCAGATTCAACAACTTTTTGTTTGTTTTCAATTTCAGCTTGTGCTTTGATTGCATCAATATTCTTTAAAGTTTCTAATCTATTTGTTTCATTATCAAGGTGTTTTTTGTCGGTTGCTGCTTTTTGCTCGGCGCGTTCTATTCTGCCTTTTTCTAAATTGGTTAATTCCCTACCCTCTGCTGCGGCTTTGGCAGTTATGTCAGACTTCAGTGTTGCTGCGGCTTTTTCAGATGCTAAAGATGTTTCAGTTGCACTGGCTACTATCTTGTTTGCTCCTGAAATTTTATCAGCAACACTCATATGAGAATTTTCTACTTCAAACAACACATTTTTTTGAGCTTCAGTGAGTGTTTTGGTTTTTTCATCTTCATGGGCTTTTACAGATTCTACTTGTTTTATTCCTAAATCTTCAGCAATCTTAACTGCTTCTTCGCTAGCCTTGACTGTTTTTTGTTTATTTTCAGTTTCTAGTTTAGCTTTATATTCGTCTAAATTGCTTAAAACTTTAACAGTATCTTGTTCTCTGGCAAGATTTTTTTCAGCACGAGCTTTTTGTTGTTCAGCTTCTTTTAAATCTAATTCTTCAACGCTGGTTAACTGTCTCTTAGCTCCTATAGCTTTGAGCTGATCAATTTTATCTTGTTGCTCAGCAACGTCGCTTGACCAAGATTTAATTTGATTTTGTGCACCAGCAATAGCTCCTTTGATTTCTTCGGCTGTTGCTTCAGGATCACTATAATCTTTTGTAATTTCTTTTTCGCGAGCTGACATTGGTGCTGGTCCAGCGGCTGTTGCACTAGGTACTGAGCTTATATTCTCTGCAACTTCAGCTGGTGACGGTGCTTTACTGCCTTCACTTAATTGCTTGCCCATGCCTTTAGTAGCTTCAGGTGTTAGCACAGTTTCACCTTTGTGAATTTTTACAATGGCATCTTCAGGTTCAACTGGGCTTCCGGTTTTTGCCAATGTTCCGCCATCTCTACTTGATTTGTAAGGTGCAACACGCCCTGTCTCATCTTTATCTTTGTCTGGAATTGCTTGTGTGGCTTTAGATCCTGGTATCTGATTATTAATACTGTCAACAGCTCCTTTCGCAATTTTTTGTTGATCTGTAGTGGCTTCTTGGGTACTCTGTGCCTTGCCTGTATAACCCACAGCATTGGTAAAAACTTCATAAATTTTTGTACCGGGTTTGATACCGTCATTCAACAATTTGAAATTGTTGGCAAGTCCAGCGGCCTGAGTGGCAGCATTTTCGTTGGCCTTGTTCAACAGTCTTGCGCTGTTTTGTCCAGGATCATCTTTACCTTTTTCATCTTTACCTTGACGCAAATTTGCAGCATCTTCTTTATTTTTCTTTAAAGCAGCAACATATGCATCATTTTCACTCATGCCTTTAGCACGGAATTCTGCAGCTGCTTTTTGAACGTTTTCCATGCCTTGATTGGCATCTAACATTTTCTTACTTTGGTCTCCAATTGCACCGCTTGAATAAACAGCTTGTGATGAAAATTCTTTGCTGGCCATTCTTGCGGCCACGTGTGCTTGTGCCACTTCCAAAGCAGCATCTGCCGCTGCTTTTTCTGCTGGACTTCTTGCGGCCATTTGTTGTTTTAATGCCGCTTCATATTCTCTACCTGCATCTCCTAGTGCAGCCATTTGCGCTTGTCCGGCTTTACTTAACTTACCCGATGCTAGTTCGCTGGTCAATTGTACCATAGGCTGACCAAACATCTCCATTGCTTTTTTAGATTTTTGATAGCCTTCGATTTGTTCTTTTTGCATTAAGTTTTCTAACGCACGAATTTCTGGACGTTTTTCGTCTGCAGCTAATTCTTTAGCCATTTGTTCACGACTAACACCAGTTAATCTAGCTGTTTCGTCTAATTGCACGGCTAACTGTTGTGCTGAAACAGCAGCTTCAGCCGATGACATATTAGATTTACGATTTTGAATGGCACTTAAAGCTGTTACGGATGCTAGCTCTTCAGTACTCATGCCTAAGTCTTGCAACTGAGTGCCTATAGGGCTTTGTCTTACATCGCTAGCTAATTTACTAAATGCTTCTGCACCTTTTTGTGCATTTGCTCCAAGTCCTACAGATTGCACTCCAGTGTTGTGTACAATATCTGCAAATTGTTTTGTAGTAACGCCGGCATCACCGGCCATTTTCACAAACAAACCGATGTTATTGCCACCTATGCCCATTTCTTTGGAGGCGGCGTCCATTTGTGTTTTCCAATCTAGAATAGATCCTACAGTTTGCTGTGCTACTCCAGCTAGAGGTCCAAGATGAACCGAACTTAATGCTGTTTTAAATCCCAATAGTGCTTCTGATGCAGGATTGGCTCCTTCGGTCAGTCGTTTAAAACCTAAATACAGTGGTATGGCTTCTTCACCAACTTTTTTCATGCCGTTCATAGCATTGTTGATAACACCAGAGTCGCCTGAAGGCTTTGGTGCTGCACCGCTGTTTCCACCACTGCTTTGGCCGCCACCTGCGCCCAACATGCCAGCTACAGCTTGAAAGCCTTCTTTGATTGCATTGATGATTTCTGGATCTGCCATAAATTTTTCCTGGAAAAAGTGCGTATATAAATACTAGATACAATATTTATCTGGAGATAAACATGGCAGTTAATCCTTTACAACAATTTTTTAGACAACCTAAAGTCTACATCAAATTACCCAGTCAGGCAGCTTATTCCGCACCTGGAAGTTTTCAAGGAGACCCTGCTAATGTACCAGTGTACGGCATGACTGGCATGGACGAAATTGTGCTCAAGACTCCAGATGCGCTGCTGAGTGGTGAAAGCACAGTGGCAGTTATCGAAAGCTGTGTGCCTTCTATCAAAGACGCTTGGGAAGTCAGCATCATGGATATTAACGTAATTTTTGCTGCGTTGCGTATTGCAACATTTGGTAACAATATGACAGTAACTCATACATGCAATAAATGCAAATCTGAAAACGAATATGAACTAGATCTAAGTAAAATCATTGAGTATTTCAGTAACTTGCAGTATGAAAGTAAAGTTGTTCTTAAAGATCTAGTGATCAAAATACAGCCTTTGAGCTATCGTCAAAGCACAGACTTTAACCTACGCAACTTCAGGCTACAACAAAAATTACGTCAAACAGACGAAATTGAAGATAGAACACGTCAACAAGAACTGATCAATGAATTGTTTAAAGAACTGGCAATTATTCAAAGTGACTTATACAAGGCTAGCGTAGAAAGTGTAGAAATAGCTAACAAAGTTGTAACTGAAAGTAGTTTTATTTACGAATGGCTCAACAACTGTGATAAAAACATTTATGATGCTATCAAAAATCATATTGAAGCAAACAGAAAATCTATGAATAATCCTCCCTATCATGTTAAATGTGACAATTGCGGAACTGAAGTTGATTTAACTGTAGAGTTGGATCAAAGCAATTTTTTCGAGATAGCCTGATTGGTTTGACTCCTCACGAGATTCAAGACAAACTAATTGGGCTAGAAAAAGAAACCAAACGATTTAAAGAAGATTTATTTAGAATTAGTTGGTACATGCGGGGTGGAGTTACGGTAAACGATCTTCTCACAGTTTATAGTGCAGAAGACCGCGAATTCATGTACACTATTATCAATGAAAATATTGAAGCCACTAAGACATCGCAAATGCCATTGCTTTAATCGTCGCCTTGCGTTTTTAATCTTAACTGATCTTTAGTTAAGTATGATGGGTCAACATGCCACCACACTGGTTTAGACAATATTTGCACAGGATTTTTAGGATTCTGAATAAAATTGTTATCAGGACCAGTTACCCAATCAGTAACATCCCAGTTGCGTATAGCGTTAGGGTTCTTATCATAGAATTGACGACCTTGCGCATCTTTTCCAGTTAATGGATCAATATGCCACGTACCTTGATATTGCCCGCCGGCGCCATCTGTCGATGTTGCATTAACAGCTGCTTGACCATTGTTAGTAGTTCCGTTAGGACTTGCGGCTGTATTGTCGCCAGGTTTAGGATCACTTGGGAACCAAGGATTGATAGCAGAACCTACAGCTTGAAACGCTTCGGCAATTCCAGGAACAGCAGATCCTAACCAAGTGCCAATTTGCACAGCTAGCCATTTGGCATTGTCATTTTCATTGATCCAGTCTCGTATCATGACATTGGTTGCACCGTTTACCGCAGAAGCAAACTTGGGAAACTTGCCGGCAATCCATTTGATGATACGTCCGCTGGCTGTTAAAGTAAATGTGTTGCCAACAAAATTAAATAGCTTTTTAATAATAGCAGGAGCTATGACCAATTCAGCCCATGTGGAAATCAAAATCATAGTTTCTTGATTAAGAGTTTCTTGATATTGTGCAGATGTCCATGAATTATCTTTTCTGTGCTCGCTGGCTGATTGCATGCGCGAAGCAAATTCGCTGTAGGCTTTGTAAAATTCATAGATGTTGGCCGCCGTCAAAGCTGCTTCGACAGCACCCATACTAGTGGCCCATTCAACAACTCCGCCAACTACTCCTACTCCAGCGGCTCCAGCGGCAACTTTGCCACCTGTACCGGCACCAACATTAGTGGCATTAGGACCATAATTGTTGGTTCTTAATCTTTTGTTGGCTGCTTTTTTGATTTGATCTTGAAAGCTAGGATCTTGCCATTTTTCATCAAGCAACACATCTTTTTCAGTTGCTAATGGCGGTTGTTTTTTCTTTCTAGCTCTAGCATTGATATAATCTATAGCCTGTTCTTTGGTCATTGTGGTGCCGTTTTTGTTGGCCACACGTTCAATTTCTTGTTGAATTCTTGCTTCGTCACTGGCTATATTGGCCACTTTATCAGCAATAATTTTTGAAGGAGTTACACCTTTAGCAACAGCTTGTTGAGCAACATCATTACTGGTTTTTTCTAAGAATGCTTTTAATGACAGTTTGGCCATACCAGCTTCGTCACGACCAAACCAGCCAGAAACTCGATCTGCAACTCCTCCAAAACTTATCTCAGCTAACTGACTAGATTCAGCGATTATTTCATATACTTTCATGGCATTTGTCCCTATGTGATATTTATCCGCACATTAAAGAAGAACTTACGTTCTTCTGTTCTTCGCTTGCGCTCGAACTTTTCGTAGTCTATCAAAGAATAGTTAGTGATCAATTAGTGCGAAGCACTTTAAATATTATCTAGATTGTTCAGTCACACTTTGCCCAGACAGGGCAAAGAATGTTTTGACATTATCTGAGTTGCACAATATCACCTTAGCGTTACAGCATTACAGAGGCGGTCATCCGGTACCTCGAGCTGTGTCTTTATATGACGGCGGCTCGCAAACAAACGCTAACTTGCTTGCAAACGTAGGGCTACAGCCCTTCCTTTTGCCTTTAATTCCTAAAACAACCAAACCGCGGCAGCTTTGCGATCCTCGTCCTGTTAAGGATAGTGGTTGAGTACTCCTACGGCTGGAGATTTCCGTCCCTGTGATCCTAGATCCAGGTATAGAGCGCATGATGTTGGCCTGCGCTAGCTGTTAACCGTTAATTTGTTTGCCTTTGATGTGGGAGCCGTGGACACGAACTGATATCTGACCGTTGTAATATTCGTCAGATTCTAATACTCTGCGTGTAAATTGTTCTCGTGCCTCTATATATGACGTTTCTGCCTTGGACTTACAATAAAATAATATCTCTCGGTGAAAGTTTTCTTGACCTAACTGCGCAATATCTTTGAGTAATTCATCGCTGGAACCATAATAGTCCTGCCAATCGCTGTCAATTTTACTGCGGATTTTCTTTTTTTTCTTAGTGCCGTTTTTTAATTTTACTACTTTGTAGGTAGTTTTAGAAAATTTTGCTAGTTTTTTGCCTATGTACTTGCGCCCAGTTGATGTGTTTGTTATAAGATAAACAAACCCAATACAATCCTCGGGCAGTTGCTCTACAATTTGATTTAGATAGTACCAAGACATACACTAATTAGTGTCTGCTGGTTTCTCCTCTTGTGCCTTTTGGCTTGCCTTACGTGCTCGTTTTGCCTGATCTAGATGTACACGATATTGCTGCACATGTTCTCTTCGTTGCCTTGCTATGATACGAATCTGCGCCAACCAGTAGCGCATATTTTCTCCTGCCCTGCGTGTGCCTTTTGCTTGCCAATCTTGATTTGCCTTAAAGTATTCGCGAAAAGCTGCCATGAGTTGTTCATGCGACTCTTCATTTTGATACGCAGACGGCTCAACGTGTTTACTCATTGATTTCTAAATCATTCGCATAGCTGGTGTAACCATTTTCCTTAACAACCTTAAGTACATTGTTTACACGGCCCACTAATTCATCTCGATGACTGATCAAGAAAATATTCTTTTTACGTTCACGTGCCATCTTTTTAAGTACACCCAGTGCACCTTCAACACCTGATGCATCAAGTCCATTGTCAATAAGTTCATCGACAAACAAGAGATTAATACTTTGATATAGACTTTCCCACACATCTCGAAAACTCCAAGACAAACTTAGTATAAGTCTATTACGTTCTCCTCGACTGAGATTATCAAAATCTAAGTCTTGCCCCAGCTGAGTAATCTCAACAGTAAGATCGTTTTGGAATAGCACAGTATGAGGCAAGCCCATACGGTCCAAGTAGTAGGTCAATCTGTTGTTGAGATAAGCTAGGTTTTGATCTATAATCTTTTTACGTATAAAACTATCTTTGCTTGTGAGCAGTTTTAATAGGAACTCTTGATGTTCTTTTAAACTATTGAGGTTGTTCACGCGATCCCATGAAATTTCCTGCATAGCAGTGTCCATAAGCTCGTCGATTTGCTCTTGATAAGTGTCTGTTTCATGGCTTTTTTGCACAAGTTGATTTTCAAGAGTGGTTAAATTGTTTTGATGCTTGAGAGCCTGCTCTACAGTATCGTAGTAAGTGTCGGGACGTCGGGCTATTTCTCCAATGTCCGCTAGCTCTGAGACAATTTTTCCAAGGTCCTTGGTAACCTTGTCAAAATATTTCTTTGCTTCACCTAGGTGACCCTGTGCTGTGGCAGTCATTTCTTCATGTTTGTGATCGTGCAGTTCTTGTTCACAAGCGTGACAGGTCTTACTTGCCAATAGGCCAAGCTCACGTTCATACTTCGTAACGCTTCGCTCCGCTTGCGCTATCGCGCTTTCTAACGTAGCACGTTCCTTATTCAGGCTTTTCAGCTTCGCTGCCTTCTCGTCATAAACTTTGAGCTCCGCATGCTTCGCAAGTTCTGCTTCAATGTCTACACTTTCAAGTTCTACAATAGCACGGCCAATCTTCTCAAGTTCACTGGCATGTTGATTACGCCAAGCACTTTGTCTAGTCAACAGATTATCAATACTCTTTTGAATATTCTCATTGCTTTTCTTTATAGCTTCAATGTTGGCAGTTTCTTGTAGTATCTCATCTTTAGTCTGACGAATCATCTCTTTGAGAGTTTCAGACTTTTCACTTAATAAGGTAATGCCCAACAATTGTTCAATAATAACTCTTTGATCATTAGCCCGCATACTTAAAAATGGTTCAGTATAGGTATTGAGTGCTACAATATGTTTGAACATATCGTGGCTCATGCCCAATAACTCGTCTAAATCTCGTTGAGTTTCACGAACATCACCTTGTGCTTCATCTATTTCTTCTTCAGTTTGTGCAATATCGTTGACAAAAAATTGCAGAACATTGGGTTTACGTCCACGTTCTATACGATAATCTGTTCCATCTTTTTCAAATGCCAATGTAACTAACAGATTTTTATTGTTAGTTTTATTAATTAGATTATCTTTTTTAATATTAGTCAGTGCATTGCCAAATAATGCATAGCTAAGTGCATTTACAATAGTTGTTTTACCTGTACCGTTGCGCGAACCGCTGTCATCTCCTCCTTGATCTAAGTTTTCACCTAGTACAAGAGTAAGATTTTCTTGTGCAAAGTTTACAGCTTGAGTTTGGTTACCCACACTCATGAAGTTTTTAACAGTTAATTCTTTAAGTTTTATACTCATAGGCTATTATAAATTGACAACAGTATGTTTTTGTCGTAAGTATCGCTTTCAATGTTTATGATTTGACTTGATACAATTTGATCTACACTTTCGAATGCTTGAATATCTATGTTTGTATTAATTTCAACATCTTTCTTTTCAGCAATCAGTGTAAGTTCTCTGATATCATAGTCGCTAATAAACTTCTCTTTGATAAAACTAGCTTCTTCATAGGTAATATCTATGTCTAGTATAACACGAAGATGTTGCTTGGGCAAGATTATTGAGTCTGCATCATCGATCAGTTGACTTAATTTTACAGTACGGAACGTAGGTTGAGCAGGCCAAGTATGATATTCTGGAGCCCCTCCCCATTCTAACGTCATCATTCCACGTTCATCGTCCCATGCATCTGCATAATTGTGCGGAAATGCATTGCCAATATAGATCATGTTCTTTTGTTGTTGGCGTTTATGAAAGTGCCCGCTAAATCCAAGCTCATAGTTTTTAAAACTATCTAGCTGAATTTCTCCATGATCGGGCATTTGTACCATGGCATTCATAAAGAAGCTGGGTAATTCAAAGTGACCAAAGATATATTTGCCACCCTTCTTGCTTACTGACCGCCATTCTTCTCCTACAAGCCACGGACAAAGAGTGACGTCTCCAATAGTAGTAGGCTCATGTACCACAGTAACACCAGGTATATACTTTCCAAACTCCACACTGTGTATGTCTCGTTTGTCTTTGTAATACAAATCATGATTACCAGGAAAGAAATAGAAGTTGTCAAACGCCTGGCCCAGTTTTTCCAAGGCCCTAAGGCTATAATCCATTGTAGTAATATTAAGGCTATTGCGATTATGATGCCAATCGCCCATAAAGATACCTGTATCACACCCTTCCTCCTTTGCTTTGGCAATATACCAGTCAACAAAATCTTCACAATCTTGGTTATGTATACTACTATTCGACTTTAAACCAAAGTGAATATCTGTAAAGACGGCTACTTTCTTGAATAAATTTGTCATTCACTACTCTCATCAAAACGTTTAATAGCAGCAGCATGTTCTCCTGAACCGGTTCTGCTGTAACTAGGATTCATACCATTCATTTCTAATATATCATCTCGAATATTTTGATTACGTTTTTCTGTGTTAATTACTCTAACAAAACTGTTAGTAACGGCAGCTGTAAAATATGCAAATGGATTATCTGATTTACTTTCGTCAAATTGCAATCCGATTTGTGTTAATTGTAAAATAGCCATGCCTTTCATTTCATCGTTATAGGTATAACCGCGAACATTGCCACGTGTAGCATAACGTTCACATAGCTTGATCATCATCTTAGCCAATGTATTTGTAATTTGTCCAGCATCTTTATCAAAATGACCTTTCTCTAAGTCGCCCTTCCAATGACTTTTGCCTACACATAATAATTTTTCTGGATCTTCTTCGTCAAATTTCCAATGTTGGAATGGAGGAAAGTTAACTTTGTCTCTGTGATCTGCTAGACTTTTGGGATTTTTCTTGCGTGTGCTGTTTAATGGAATATGATCAAAACTCATGATTCTAAAAACAACATCTGTTTTAGCTATTTTTTTGTAGTCGACTTCGCAATCGGCTTGTTTAACTTTTTCGCCTGCTGCTTTTCTGCGTTGATATTCTGCATCGCCTAGGCGTTTAGCTTGATTTCGTTTGGCTTCTGCTATACTTCTAATGTTAATCTTGTCCACACTAGGCAAAATCAAATCGTATTGATGATACTTTGGATCGGTAAAACTGCAATATGAGCTTTTTGATTTGTGTATCTCTGCTAACATATCTTTGTTGTTTAGGTAATTTACTTTTGCGGTCATCCTGTTCTCAGTCCTTTAATGTCTAATTATAAACTACGCACATTAAAAAGTCAACTAAATATTATATCAATTTAGGAATTTAATATGGGATTTGGCGATAGCTTATTTCAAACTGTTTCAGCCGTAGACGGCCTTGCCAGCGGTATTTCTGCTGGAGTTAATATTGCCAATAATTTAAGTTCTGCATTAAACACAGGACTCAATATTGCTGGCGGGGTTTCTAGTGCGTTGAGAAGTATCAATTTACCTCCAGGTGGTGATCCAACGGGTGGCCTACTAGGAGCAGCATCGGCTGTTTTTGGAGGAGATGCTAATCCTGCAGATTGGCGTGTACGATTAAGTATTGCTAATGCTCCTAGTTTTCAAGGTAGTCCGGTACTGGCACCGTTACAACAAGCTGGCGGTTTGGTATTCCCATATACACCTACAATTACTATGCAAAGTACTGCCAAATATAGTGCTATCAGTACTACTCATACAAACTATACTTTCCAAGCCTTTCACAATAGTGATCCAGGAAGTATAACTATTACAGCCCCGATGAACGTTGAAGATGCAACAGAAGGTCTTTATTGGATTGCCGCCGTGCATTATTTACGTAGTCTTACCAAAATGTTTTCAGGAAATGATTATCTTGCAGGCAATCCTCCTCCAGTTATATTTTTAAATGGTTATGGAAACTATGTTTTTAAAAATGTTCCTGTTGTAGTAACGGCATTCCAGACAACATTGCCTAATGATTGTGATTATATCAGTGTAGCCGCACCAAACGGTGTTAGTTTTGGCGGCGGATTTGGAGGCGGTCCATTAGGAGATATTGCATCTGCAGCCAGTGTTGTTGGTGGCATTGCTGGAATCGCAAGTGCCATCCCAGGACTTGGCAGTATTGCTAATCAAGTAGGTAACCTTGCTGGAGCGGTAGGCAACATTGCTGGAGCAGCAAATGCTGTGGGTAACTTACTTGGCGGTGGAGGCGCCGGCGGAATTAGTAGTATAGGCGGATCTGTAACCGGAGGAGTAAGCCATATACCTACTAAAAGCGAATTTACTGTAACCTTACAGCCTGTATACAGCAGAGATAGTGCAAGATACTTTAGTTTAGATACATTTGTATCTGGCGGATATCTAAATGCACCATTTGGATATATTTAATTTATGGCTACTTATAAAAATACAAGTCCTTGGTATACTACACAAGTAAAAAATAATTATCTTGATTTATTGACTATTAGACCAGTTAGTGCAGAACCTGATGATTTTTATTATGTTATAGAAGCACAGTATGCATTAAGACCTGATCTACTAGCTTTTGATTTATACGGCACATCTCAATTGTGGTGGGTATTTGCACAACGCAATATGAATATTATAGAAGATCCTATATTAGATTTTGTTCCAGGAACTGGAATTTATATTTGTAAAAAATCTAGTTTAACTAAAGTGTTAGGATTATAACATGGGTGCGTTTGATGATCTTGGCGCCACAATCTCTTCTGGAGTATCAGGAGCAATAAACGCCGTATCTACAGGAATAGCATCTGGACTTTCTAGTGTAACAAACGCTATATCAGGAGTCACCTCGTCGTTAACTGGCGGTCTGTCAGGCTTAAGCGGAGTATCTTCGATTAGTAATGCATTAGCAGGTATTGCCGGTGCATTAGGAATTGCACCAGGCAGCTCATTACCGTTACCTAATCCATTATTTAGGTATGCAAGTTATAATTGTATTATTGGATTAAGTTCAATATCGGATGAGTTTTTAAGTAATCCTGATAGTACTTACAGAATTGGGTTATACGGTGATATAATTGCAAAATCTGCTAGTATCGAACCTTACAATCGAGTTCAAATTCCTCAAGGATCTTTTGAATTCTATATAGATGATGTTAAACTTGAAAGCACAATCGGTCATAAAAGTGGTACGAATTCAAATGTAACTGATCTTAGTTTTAAAATTATAGAACCTTATAGCATGGGTTTATTTTATACAGCACTTCAACAATCTGCTGCTAAAAATTCGCATACTAATTGGAATGTTGCGCCATTTCTTTTAACAATTAATTTTAAAGGTAATACAGAAACTGGCATAATGGAAGATATTCCAGGCACTGATAGACAAATACCTATACAAATTACTGGTATGGATATGACAGTAAATGAAAACGGTGCTGTTTATAACTGTACTGGAATTCCTTATAATGCAGTTGCACTTAATGATGGCAATAAAAACTTTATGAGCGATGTATCAGCTAGAGGAAAAACCGTTGGAGAAATATTACAGTGGGGCGATAAAAGTTTAGAAGCTGTACTAAATCAAAAATTAAAAGAAGTAGCTGATACAAATGGTATTGAAGTTCCTGATAGAATTTTAATTCTATTCCCACAAAATTCTGCGTCAAGTGCAACTGATCAACCATCTAGTGGTGATAGCGAATCATCTCCAGGCTCGGCAACAACGGATCCTACACCATTGCCTACAGATTTTATGACATCTTTAAATGTTTCTAATAAATCTGTAACTGACAAAGTTGATATTTTAGTTCAGGATCCATCGTCTATGAATGCCATAGGACAAGCCAAGATGGGATTTGATGAATTACGAAAAGGTGATCCACCCATTGGCGGCGAACAAGAAGTCTACGACGAAAAAAAGAAAATTAATGTTAGAAGTAAAAACGGTGTAGATCCGCAAGTTACTGAAATGAAATTTAAACAAGATACTGACATATTAAATGCTATAAATCAAACTATATTAGCTAGTCGGTTTGTTGTAGAATCTTTAGATCCTGGCAAAATTACTCCTGAAGGATACAAAGACTGGTGGCATATTGATACACAGGTATATCAATCAGGAGTAGAAAATAAAGCAACTGGATTAAAACCTAGGTTATTAGTCTATAGAGTATTGCCATACCATGTTCATCAAAGTTCTGGACCATTAGCTCCAAGCACTAAACCTGTTGGTCTGAACGGACCACTACAATCTCAAGTAGTTAAAGAATATAATTATATCTACACAGGTAAAAATGTTGATGTATTAAAATTTGATATAAAGTACACTAATAATTTTATAGATACATTGCCAGCAGACGGTACTTCAGGAACACAAGATGCAAAAACTGCTGCCGATCAAGGTGGCGCAAAAGAAAAAACGCCAGTTACTCAAGAACAAGCACTTAATAATACAGGTAGTGCGCCACCCACAAAACCAGGAACTTCACCTACCGCTGTAAGTTATAGCGCAAAACGATCACAAACTGACAGACTTGGAGGCGGAGGTGCTGAAATTGAAGCAACTCGTGCTGCTCGTGCATTTTTTGATAGAGCATTTCAAGGAACAGACATGGCGGATCTTTCATTAGAAATAATCGGAGATCCATATTATATTGCAATGAGCGGTACTGGCAATTACACAGCACAGCCTGTTACTGAAAATCTCAACGCCGACGGCAGCGTAAACTGGCAATCTGGAGAAGTTCATGTCTCAATTAATTTTAGAACGCCAATAGATATTGGATATAACGGGTTATATAATTTTCATAATCCTACACAGTCGGTAGCCATGATTAGTGGCTTATATCGCATTACTACTGTTGTAAGTAATTTTTCAAAAAATGAATTTAAACAAACACTAACAGGTTTACGCTTACGTCTACAAGAATTGCCAGGCGGCGGATCACCAAACGCAGGTGTTGCAGCAGATAATAATAAGATTAATACTAAAGATCCGAATAGTAACGAAGAAGATGGAACTGAATAATGGCAGAATATAATCCAAACGACAGTACAATAAATCAACCAAAGCCAGAACCCGGCCCGTTTTTAGCCAAGGTAGTTAGTCACCTTGATGCTACTTATATGGGTATGTTAGAAGTTCAGATTTTGCATGATGTTGGTAATAGTGATAGCGAAGGGCAATTACATCAAGTAAAATACATGAGTCCATTTTTTGGAAAAACTGATGTAAAATATAACGGAAAAGACAACGACTATAATAACACACAAAAAAGTTATGGCTTCTGGGCTGTTCCGCCTGACGTAGGATCCATTGTTGTTATTATTTTTATTGAAGGTAATCCTAAACGCGGTTACTGGATAGGCTGTGTTCAAGACGAAGCAATGAATTTTATGATTCCAGGCTATGCATCTACGGAAAACAATGTAGAGCATGGA